ATGAAGAAAACATTGTTAATAATAGCAGTAGTACTTGGATTAAGTGTTGGTACAGCTTATGCTTTTAATGGTCATTTAAGTCATAGTATAAATCTTTCAATGCCACATTTTGATTTATTTGAAAGCTCAAACTGCAATGGACATTCACATTAATAGAAAATAAGTAGAGTTATCAAGACTACGTTAGTCTTGATAACAAACACCTTAAAGTGCGCATTATGAGTGCTTATGTAAAATAAAGTAACCATATGTAACATTTGTAATATTATTCCCAACCTTTTAGAAATGAAAGGTTGGCTAATGAAATATAACCAAATGACAAATAACTACTTTTTTAGATTTTATAAGTGTGGTTTGAGCGTAGAAAAGACAGCAGAATTATGTTTTAAAACTGTGAGGCAGGTCAATAATTGGGATAGAGGAACAGAAATCCCACCTGAATGTAGACGATTAATGCGAATGTATTGTGAACGAAAACTAGGCATAGGTGATAGTTGGCGGGGCTTTTATATCGTAAAAAATAGACTTAGGTTACCCACAGGCAGAGAACTTGAACCACAACAGATTTTAACTGCTGTGGCATTATTAGAAATTGAAAGTGATAGTGATAAGATAACTTTAACAAAGTTACTTCAATTCTCACGAGCTATATCAAAAATTAAGTCATAAGTTTACTGCCACCCAATTATTTAGGTGGCAGTAAATACTTATAACAAACAAAAACAAATGAAAATTAATATCAACTGAAAAGCATAAAGAGGAAATACTGCAGGTTTAAATAAGTGGCATATTGTTTTATATACAACATTATCATTAGTTTCAATTTTTAAATTAAAGATTTTATCATCAGAAAAATTGCTTAAAATAGCTTCGTTATACAAATTACGATATAGGTTTTCTTGATAAAAAAAGTAAGCATCCATATAGAAAAAAGTAGCCACCGTAGAGATACTCGCTAATATTAATATCCTTACGTCTTCATCTGAAGGATTAATGGAACCTGAGAATGCAATCAATGCAATCACAATAGTTAGTGACCATCCTTTTATCATGAATGAATTAGTTGCCATTCTGGTAACTATAGCCTGTATAAGACTTAAATATGTTTCATTAGGTTTCATTTAATACATACTCTCCAGTGATTTACTAGTATCAAATCGACAATCAGCAAAAGAATTATATAATACTGTAAGGGCATTGTAGCCACGATGATTTTTGGCTTCTGAACTGAAGGCAGATAAATCAGATAAATCTAAATTTATTAAGTGTTGCATTTTAACTGGATAACTAATATTTAATTTCGCACACTTTTCAAGATCTCTACTTTCACCAGCAACAATACTTTCCGTAATGAAAGTTTTGCGCTTTATGTTTTGTTTACTTTCTATTAATGAAGATGTTAATAATTCAGACATAATCCAAGGGGAAGCTGTCCTATCCTCATTAGTGTTACTTGATAATATATTGTTTTCAATTGCATTATCTGTATTTAAAAAAAACAAAGCTTCACAATTATCAATCATTTGATTTAAAGCAGAAGAAAGCATCATATGAACATGACTCGTTGTTTCATTTCTGACTTCATATATATAAGAACTACTAAAGGCATCTTTAGCATACTTGTCATCTAGGATTTTTAATAAGTCATTAGAATAATTCCAAATATGTGAATCTAAAAATGACGTTATTTGGAAATTCTCATATAGCCAATTAGCTAAATTCTCTGCTAATTTTATATCTTTATGCGAATGAGAAATAAAAACATGAATATTTTTATTTTCAGGAAACCAGTCACTCATGATTGATTGGCCATCAAGGAATTTATCGTTTCGTATATGATCCTCAATGCTTTTAAAAACAGTATTCTTATTTTTTTCAAGAATCTCTGTATAACTATTATTATTTTTAAGAATCCACTCTAATGATTCTGTAGTTTTTAAATTAAAACCTTTAAACATTTTTAGCCCCTTTATTAATATGAAGTTCTGTTTAATACAATATCACTTATTTCATAAATATCCATACAAAAAGTATCTTTATGTGGAATTTACCCCCGTGATACAGAACGGGGGTAGTGCGTCATACTCCGCTTTCAGAAAATGGGGAACCCCTCCCGCAAGCGGGTCCCTCCCCATGTTTGAAAGCGAGTAGAGCAAAAGCAGTCTGGCAGGGTGGCGACTTTTCAATAATCGGAATTTGCGACTGGAAACAGCGCACTGATTATTTGCAATGACGTGAAAGAAAAGCGTTTCGCTCCGCTTATATTGCTACGCAATAGATCTTTCCTCGCGCAGCTCGTCACAGTTAGGAACGCGCAGGACACAAAAAAAAGGTATGTCATTTTTTGACATACCCATGCATTGAATTATGACAAACTAAAACAAGTTCGCACCAATTGCTTCAATCCCATCTTTAGGTACTGAGATTTCCCCACACGTAACTATTTCACTGAAATCGCCATAGCTTAGTTCATAGAAGCAGTCCGCAATCTTCTTAAACTCATAGCCAAAGTTCAGTAAATCATTATGCTCAATGGTAAACAACATTTTGTTATTCTCATACACATCAATATAGATGCGATAGAAGTTGAGCGACTGGTCAGGAACCGACTCACCATCATAGCTTGCTCTTACAAATTGCTTCGCTTGGCCAGCAACATAAAAAGTAAATTTAGACAATGGGTGACTTGGTTTCTTTTCTTGTTTAACTTTCGTTTCTTTGTTGATGTTTGTACTACTTGGAGACTCAACAGCGTGTTGTTGAGTTGGCGGTGTTCTTACTGATGGCGGTTGTGAGCTTTCTTTTTTTCCCATAAAGGCCATTGATAAAATCACAGCGGATAAAACAAAACAAATGCCGGCACCAATAACAGGCCAACGTTTCCAGAGTGGCGTAATGTCTTGAGCATACGCCTCTTGAACCGCAGAGTTTGAAGCCGTATGACTTTTGTAAAATGCAAAGTAAGACTTCTTATATTTACGAATAGAAGTATTAACCACATCACCAGACGCACCTTGCTTTACTTTCTTTGTATATGAATTCTCTGAGCCTAATGCCGTGTTCTTCTGACAGATATAGTTAATTTCAATCATGTCTCTAATGTCACGATGTATCTTTCTAAGGTGTTGAGTAATCAAAACGATATCAATACCATAGTGACGGTGTAACGAATAGAATTCTAATATTTCAGCATCAAGACCACGCGCAGGCAGTACCATGTGACATTCATCAATCAAGTAGAGTGGCCCTTGTCCTTTGTCGTTCTTCCATTCATCAATATAGTGAACGTGTTTAGAAAATGGTCTTTCAGTCGAACCAAAATCATTTAGTTTGCCATCGATAACCACAATTAAATCGACAACTTCAGGACCGAATACCTTTACAAACATATCAATTTGCAAAGGTAAGTTTGTTATGACTTTTCGCCCAGATTCAAGGGCAGGGAGAACATGAAACGCAACCGCTTCATAACTTTTTCCGCCCCCTGGTCTTCCACTAATTCCATATATCATATTAAGACCCTAAACGTACAAATGGGATCATTTGTAATGTTAATCGAATAACAATTGCTGACCCGATAATGATTAAACAGTTGGGTAGGCCAATCATCATAAAGACCCATGACACATTAGGCGGTATCCCTGTTAAGTACTGGCTAATATCAATCGGTTCAAACAACGACAGAATAAGATTACCAATCCATTCGGCAAACGTTAAAAACTGATCTAAAACCCAAAAAAAGAGATCCTTAAACATTCTAGGAATACTTAAAAATGACGAGTAAGCAAATGAAATTAAGATATTAAATAATTCAACTAACCATTCCATATTAACCTCCAAACACTAGTTTTCTAGCTAGCGCGATTGATGAGAAAGTGAAGCAGAAGCGGACGAACGCCCAGATATAACTAAAATCTTGAAAGAGGTCGTAACAACCAAAATCATAAATAATATCTATGCACATGTTTGTATTTGGCTTTTGTGCATTAGAAACATTGATATGAGTAAAAATATTAGTGACTTGCTGGATAGCGCCAGTAGATATTGAATCCATCCTTTCAGAAACTAAATCAGACATATTTTCATACTCTGAATATTCAGATTCATAAAGTGATTCACACGTTCCAGAGGAGTAGCAGTCGGTAAAATTTGCCCCCGAAGTATCAGTATTTACAATTTGATTTATACCATTACCAATGTCACCGATACCTGAATTAAGTTGCATTAAACTATCATTAACGCCATTGATCGCATTCACTTCATTACTAGATAACATTTGATTCGTATTTTTAAGGCTATCTATCTGGTCGGTTACCGATTCCGTATTGTCTTTTATTTCTGTCACAACTAACTCAAACCCCTGAGCATTGCTGTCTTTTAATTGTTTAAGGTTAGAATTATTGTCGTTATGAAAACTTCGTATCTCATTAATTACCCCTGATAAATCAGTACTAGGATTTGTTCCACCTCCCGTATCTGTGCCACCGCCTGTATCGGGTTTATCGGGAGCATCTGGATCAACTGGATAAGTACCACCATTACACTCTAATGTATTTCCATCCCATGAACATTCCGAATCAGGATCCAAAGGTGTATCATCATCAGGTTGTCCGTCACCATCGGCATCACCAGAGCAGGATAAAACTCTATCTTCAACTGGCCCTGTCCAAATACATCCACCCGGAGGCGGCATTGGTACATTTCCCCCTGAAGTAATCCCATCACCTGAGCATGATTCACCCGTTTGAACAATGTCACCAAAACATCGGTCATCTGTAGTAAAGCAAGCAATACTAGATTCCCCAACTGTTGGTTTAGCCTCAGCACCACAACTAGCAACACAAAAAGTCGGTTTATCGCCATAAGAGCTGTAAGGCCAGAACCGACGACCAAGGTTTTCGTTTGCTGTACATAATGGTTTATCGCTCTTAACACAGTAACCCGTATTCGGGTTTATATAATCAGGTGCATCACAAACATCATATTCAGAATCACCTTTAGAAAAACTAAACCATTGAGGCTTAATCTCTCTATTGTTCCAAGTTGCCAAAACTAGAACGCTTGTACCTTGAATTTTATAATCATGGACAACTGCCGTTTTTCCGTGAATAACAAAAGATTTACCAACAGCACAGTTCGCAAACCAATAAATATCCATAGGTGTTTGGGCTGATTGTGAAAAAGGACAGGCTTCAATATCCAACATTTTCACACTAAACCGACCGATTAAACTCGATTCAGCAAAGGAGTAACCAGAGAATAAAACTGAAATCAGTAAAAGTATTTTTGTCATAATTCAGTCCAAAAAAAAGCAGCCCGAAGACTGCTTATAAATGGTTTGTTACCGTAAATTATAGACCGTAACGAAACCAGAAAGAGCGCCTAAAATTACATACAAGACAATAATTAAATCATGTATCAAAAAGGCCATAACGATTACGCTTTATTAACAGTTCGTTTAGCAAGGCTGATAGATTTCATTACCATCGTAATACCAACAATCAACACACCGATACCACCAACCGAAGCCGCTACCGTTGTTAAATCAATAGCGCCAAAAATAGCGTCAGTGTTTGAGTCAGCAAAAGCAGGTGAGGCTAGGGCAACACTACCAATCAGAACCAGTTTTTTCGCATTCATGAATTTCATGATATTTTCCTTTTTATATCTTACGGATTAATTTTTTGGCTATCCCAATGGGATAAGTCATCAAGAACCCCATACCAACAACGACAAATATCCCAAAGGTGATTGCGGCTGTGATACTGGCAGGGGAAACGCTAATCGCATCGAACCAAAAACTATAATCAACCTTAGATATCAAAAGATAATCCGTGCACGTTTCGATTGAATCGGCCGTTACAGATAATGTGTTATCAGGGTTTAGTTTTAGGCACAATGTCATTTCAAATCACCTTACTTAGTATTCAATGACGTTTGAAAATGCTTTTTCACATCATCATCAAGTGGTTTAAGTTCAGTAACGAGAATCTCTAATGGATCATTAGGATTTGCACCTAACACCAAGTCGTACTCACGATTTGGAACAAATACACGTCCTTTAATTAAGGTTCGCGCATACTCCAAATTGATTTTTAATGGTTGTTTGTTAAATGGAATGTCCGTTGAAAAGCCAATGCCAATCTGCTCAAATTTTTCAACGCTTACGTCTTCAATACCACGAAGAACGGACAGCTCGGCAAACTCCATATTTGATTTAGGGAAACGCTTAATAGAAATACCTGTAATAGTAACCATGGTTAACACTCCAATTTTGAATTCATTATTTTGTTCATCATGTGCTGATATGAGTCAGGAACCCCCATAGCAGTAAAGCCTTCACGACGATGTTTGTGTGGAACAAGCATTCCAAATGCTTCACCTAAATCACCGTCACACATAGCAATAACTTCAGCTAGAGCAACACCACATTGACGACGAACCCAAGCAATACGGCCAAAGAACTCAAGGCCGACGCACTTTTTTGTCAGTTCGATTTTTAAGCCCTCAGTCGGTTCAATACTTGCCGAAAAGTCACACAGTCCAGAGAACGCAGCAGCAGGAGACGCCAATAAATCAATATTGCATTTCTTCAATTCAACTTCGTTTCTGTACCAAACAACATTAGGGTCAGTAATGTGTTGCTCCAGTTTTTTGTTGTAAACACGCCAGTAAACCGTAGATTTTCTTGAGCCAACAAGCGTTGCTTCTTCTGATAATTCACCAGTTTGAGAAACACGTTTATGAGGAACCATTGTCGGGCCACGACCTTGCGGAGCAGTTCTAAATGCTCCCTCATAAAAGCATTTTTCTGCATATTGGCAGTCGAACACACCGGAATAATCATCAACACAAAGATCCAATCGTGCTAGTCGATTAATGCCGATAATGTTGCTTAGATACCAATGGATTTTCTGTGGCGTTGTATGAGAAAACAAATGTTTACAGCCAGTACCATTGATTTGGACAAACACCGTATCTTGATTACCACCGATACCAATCAATCCACAATCGACCGTTCCCGTTGAATCAAAGATAGTCATTGAATCCTCATAACCATGAAGACCACGACCGCGCATTTTAGAAATACGAAAACCAAACGCTTTAAACATGAATTCATCAAAGCGATGCGCTAAGACTTTACGAACTTTATTCTTATAAGATGTGATCGCTTTTTCTTCAGCTTCAGGCCCTTGAGCTGTTGGTGCTTTGTACTCAGGAAACTGTAATGAATAGAAATCTTTATCATCAGTCTTGTCTAAATGACGCAAAGCCGAGTAGGGAAATGAAAAGGCTAAATGGTCTATCTTTACAGGACGAGCTTCATTAGCTAGCTGTTTGAAATCAGATTGCATGAAACACTCCTTTAAGTAGTAATGATTGATAGTTTTCATCAGTGATTTCGATTAACTCGTAACGATCATCACCATAGTTTTGTTCTAGGAATTGGTTGAACTCAGCCATATTACGAAAGTAGTTATGACCCCAAGCGAAATACACATTTACGCCATGGTTGGGTTCATTGTCGTAATAGATTGAGTCCATGATTATTTATTACCTTTAAGTTTAAGATCTAAAGCTAATTTACTGCTTTCAAGCGTTTTAACTTGTCGTTCAATTTCCTCAAATTCAGAAAAAGAGACAAAACCGTCAGACATAGCAGAAGAAATAAGAGGCTTAATTGTTGGATAATCAGAAAAAGTAATCAGTCTTTGATACATAACTTCTGATGATTCAATATTTGGTTTGTTATAAAAAAGAACAGCAAGGACGATTAAGAAAATAATGCATATTGGGAAAGCAAAATATTTATTATAGACTTCACGATCATTCATGATTAAAGATCCAAGCTAGAAGCAATCGAAACAGGAGAGCATTCAACAGTATGAACAAATACTTCTTTATTTAGCGATTGAAGCTTATCAAAACAAGAACGCGCGTCCTCAAGTAGAAACAACTTAGCTCCAGACAAACACCAAGCAGTAAGAACTCTATTTTTCTTTCCAAAACCAGAAAAGAAACGAAGACCTCTAGATGTATTCACCATGATTACTTTTGATGAGTAAACGAATTTGCGAACACTTGGATGTTCTTCGGTTGTTTCTACTAATTTCCTAACAGTTATTGTTGTCATGATTAAACCCCGTAACAGATTGCGAAAGTTGGAAGGCCCAGCTCAACCGAGTAGTTACGGTACAGAGCAAAGCCGAGCCAAATAAAAAACCGAAACGCTGAATGTTGACAAGATTGTGTTTGCGAATCGGTGTAACCAGATATGGTGACCATAATAGTCACCAGAAATGGATACCGCAAGACACCATGAATGGTGACTTTTAAGCTACAATTAGGAAAACGGAGGATTTGCCATGTATCAAAATGAACTGTTAGATGCCTATAAAAAGGCGCAGAACTACGTACAAGACAAGCAAATAGCTATGGATTTGAATATCCCTAAGCAAAGAATTACTGATTTCAGAAAAGAAAGACGCCATCTATCTGATTCACAAGCTATTTTTCTTGCTCAAGGTGCAAATATTGAACCTGAATTAGCATTACTAGGTTGTCAGGCAGATCGAAATGAAAATCCCATAATCAAAAGCATGTGGGAAAGCGTTGCAAAAAAGTTGAATAGCCACGGATTACAAAGAATATCAATGGCTTGTGGCGGTTTAGCGATGTGGGTCGGCACCCCTAAAGAAGCCATGGCCAAGTGCGCATTATGTATATTATGTTAA